CAACTCCTCCATCAGGGCCAGGCATCATTCCTGTCATGTCCATAATTTCTTTTTGAATTTGGACTCGTACCAAGTTCAACGAACCATCAGATAGAGCATCAGCAATAAGTTCTTCACGTATTTCTTGAAGTTTCTCTTCAGGGAATTCTTCTCCAAGAGCACGCAAAGCGCCTTCTTTAGATTCAAGACCCAAAGACATCCTAGTCTGAAGCTCATTGAGAAGAATCAGCTTATCAAGAGGAAGTGGGTCTGGGAAGTCTGCATAAGTTTGGTAAGTAATTGGATCATTAGGATCAAGTTGAGTTACTTGGCCCTCTTTGATTGGCCCATCCTGGGCAGGATCATAAGTAAAGGTTTCTGGTTCTTTAACAGCCAGGTTAAGCATAATAAGCTCGTTAATTTGCTCAAGACCTGCGCCATACTGAGCAGCTTTTTGTGAGTAACGGTTCATTAACGGCTGATACTGAATAGAAAGTGCAACACCCGAAGTGTTTGAAATTGGCTGAACTTGACCTAGAGCAGTTTCGGGAACGTTCATAATTTCATGCATAGAACGTTTTAGGGTTTCTAGGTATTGCATAGCTCCAGTTAAGCCATTACCTCCACCTTCAAGGTTAAACACCTGAGCATCTTTTGGAAGACCACCCCAAACCTTTTTTGCACCTTTTTCTAGGTTGGAAGCTTTAGCGCCAACAATAACGGTGACCGGTGCGGCGTGATAGTTAACAATGTCAGCAATATCCGTAGAAATTTCATTATACGCACGGTTCAAAGTAATAATGTCATGTGCGTCTGACAGGCCCCATGGCGAACCTGAAACAGGAATGTTAGGGATGTGAACAACCGGCACCATACCAAGAGGGTTTGGACGTGAGTCAATTAGCTCGTCATTAATGTACTCTTCGATGATGTCATCGGTAAGGATTTCGGTGTAAGTAAACACCTGACGGGTACCTTCAAGTGAGGTTCCCCAGAAACGATACTTCTGCTTGAAACGAAGCAAGCGGGTGCGATCGTGAGGGTGGAACTCAGGGAAACAAAACGCAGAGTTCAAAGGAAGAATACGGACACGCCCAGGGTGGAAACGGCCAATGCTATCTTCCCAAGGCTCTTCATAAGCAACTTTAACAAAGCAGTCACCAGTAATTCCACCGGTTTGTGCCATTTCAAAAAGAACACGCTGCTTTTCGTTATCAACTTCCCATACACGTTCTAGACGATCAGGAACAACCGCCTCAGTGCTTTTAGGAGAACGAAATTTAACGCCTTTACCAAAGGTAAAACGTGCAAGGTAATCAATAAACGCACGGTAGTAGTTAACCGCAATTTGCATTTCGCCCTGCTCACGGCGGTAGCCCCAGTGGTGCCCAAGATACATGGCCCAGTTTAGACTGTAACGGTTTAGACGAGGACCGTGGACCTCAAACTCCTCATCAGCTAGCTCAACCAAGCCGAGAGGTGAAATGCTGATTGTTAGATCAGATGAAGCTGCCCTATAACTTGGAGGTGAAAAGTCAAAACTTGACATTACTCATCCTCTTTTTTCTTGTGATCCTTTTTCTTATCTGTAGATCTTTGCTCTTTTAGTTTAGCCATTTTTGCGTGACGCTTAGCCTCAAATTGACGAGCTAGGATCTTTTTTCTACGGGTTTGTTCTGATGTCTCTTCAAACTTTCCACCATTTTTAAGGTACTGTTGATGAACCCAGTGCGATGCTCCTGGGTTTGGATAGTTTGAGTATTTAGCTTTGGCTTGAGAGACAATAAGTGCCCAAAGCTTTTGATTCATAGGTACTTGTGCCACCGGGACTCCTTATACCGAAAGTACCCCGCCTTTCAGCGGGGAACTCCTCGGATAGTAATTAGTCGTTAACTACGGTTGGGTTAAGACGCTGAGTACGGCCGCCTGAAACAGCCTTTACTTCGATCTTCTGCTCTGCGTAGTCGGTGAACGAACCGTGGGCAAACTCACCAAGGAAAGTCGGTGCTTCTACCCAAGCTGCTGAACCTACGTGAGCACGCTCTGATAGGGTCTGCGCAGCTGGCTTCTGCCATACTGGTGCGTTGCGGTTTGGGCGGCCAGGAGCAGCTGAGAAGCCGTTCATAATGCCTACCTGGAAGTCGTTTGGAACGTCAGTGTCAGTAGCGATACCTTCTTCAAAACGAAGTGGGCCACGACGCTCTTCGTTGCCGGTTAGCTTACGCTCGTAAGCCTGTGGTGCACGTTCAGGGAACATTGGTGTTGGACCGATGGCCATGGGAACTCCTTAATAAATATAGATGGAAAACTCGAGTATTTCCAATACCAAGTTTGAGGGGTAATATCTGTTTTATGTTGGCTAACTCAAACTTTTTAAAAGAATGGACTAGTACTTACTGATACCTCAGGCATCACAAGTTCTCTTGTTAAAGAACATGCTATCGCAAGTGAGTCCACATAGTCATCGTGAGCGTAATTTTCTTGCGGAGCAGCTACAAGAAAATTTGGACCTTTGTACTGAATTTCAGCATCGGTCATTTGCTGGTAAAACCGCTTCCAAACACGTAAACGCTTGGTTTTAGCATGACCAGGAAATGTTATTGCTTGCCTTTGGATTAGGGCTTGAAGGTGCTTAAAACGGGCACTTTGCTCACTTTGGCTAGAGGTTAGAGGGATTACCTGGGCTCGTGGCAAAAGAAGTGCTAGACGTTGCGCAACTGCGTCACCAACACCGTTAGCGTCAATACCTACTGCAAGGACGTCGTAGTTGCTGAGGAAGTTGACAATTTGGAAATATTGCTCTTCCCAGTCATCTCCTTGTAGTTCCAACCAGTTAAGTACTCTATGGTCAAAATAGCCAAACTCATCCGGGCGGTCCCAGTCAACCCAGACAATAGTGACAATAGTGGAGTCCATTTTTCTAGCAGGATCGATTCCGACGACAACTGGGGTTTTGTGCCAGACCTTGACAAGTTCTTGGGAGGTGTCACAAAGGTCATCCATAATGGAAGATGTAACAAACATTCCTCGTTCAATAAGCCATTTGCAGTTATACGACATCTGGAACTCATCAGAGTCCTCTCCGATGCGAAGCATCTCTTTCTTAATAAACTTTGAATAATTGTCATTAATCTTTGCTACGTCTCTCCAGTCCCACTGATAATGGTTTTGACGTCTTCCTCTGTCGGTTTGACGTCGTTTGTTTAACTGAATTGATTTGTAAAAATTATTTTTAGTAATTGTTGGTGTACCGGTTTTAACCATTGTTCCGGCATAGTACGCCATCATAGGAGAGATTGACTTTGCAACAATAAAGTCATCTGCTTCCTGGCACTCATCAATAACTACAAGATGAAATGACTTAGATTCAATTTTTGCACGAGGGTTAGCTGTCATCATTGTAATAGTAGACCCAGATTTTTTAAGTTTAATTTGCCTGGTAACTCCACCAATACGAGCAGCAATATCGTCAATCTCTGGATCGCCAAGTATTTCAGTAGCACGTTCTGATGTTAAACGGGATACAGTTCGACCAAAAAGCGTTTCTGCCTGTCCTTCGGTAGGAGCAAACAAACCTACCCAAATTCCTTCTTTAAACTTGCCCAATAGATCTGGGTAGATTTTAGCAAGACGAGGAAGTAGAACCATTAAGGTAGCGACAGTATCTGCTACTGTTTCAGACTTGCCTGACTGACGTGCTGCCAAGGCCGTGATCTCTTCACCATCTCCAATAATTACAGACTCTATAATTCTGCGTGCTAGTGGTTTTTGGTATGGGTGCAGGTCATGCCCTACTAAAACAACCATAAATTCCATTATTTTTTGGACAAGACGATCTACAAAGTCCTGCGAAAACTGGTCTAGCTCTTCGTCAAAATCTTCAGGAGCAAGGTCTTCTTCATCAGCTTGGTAAAGTTCGGGGGTAATTTCCTCAAACTTATCTTCACCAATATAGTCTTCTAGAGGTTCATTAGACATTTGATCTCTTATGTAATTCAGATACTAGTAAAACTACAATCTCTGCTGCAGAGAGAGCTTCTTTGTATCTCTCAGGAGTTTTTTCGCCAATACCGGCAACATTCTTACCAATCTCAGCCAAATAATTTTCAGTCCAAATAATTAACTCAGACGTCGAGATCCCAGAGATCCTCTTCTCGATTTTGCTCTGGGGCTGGACTCCATCCCTTTTCTTCTGAAAAATCTTCATCTGTTAGCACTCGTTCCTGAATTGCCCTGCGTAAGGCTTCTTCTTCGTTTAGTTGACCTGTCCATTTACCAAACACCAAGGCTTTATACCTAGGCATTTTAAATATAAGTGGTTCTGAGGTACGAAATGGTTCTTCAATTTCTTGTGTCCATCCACGTACTACTAGTTTACCTTCCCATTTAACTGGAAAGTCTATGTATTGTGTAAAGTATTTTTTTCCGATTTTATGTACTTTTGGCATTCTGTTAGTCTAAATCAGTTTATGGCTTACGTCTGCCTTTATTAGCACTTGGGTTTGTGCCACCAACGTTTGCCTTTTTTAGAGTTCGGTATTCTCTACGAGCCTCACGTTCAAGATTAAGTAGTCGTCTTTCAAGGCTAGGTTGACGACGATTTTGCCAAAATTCATTTTGTGACTTACCCTTAGCCCTAATCTGGTTTACACGTGAAACATAGTACTGAAGTTGTTGAGCTCTTGCAGTAATGTACGAAATTTCTGCGTATCCACGTGGGTGGGAGTCTAGGTATCTTGCAATAAAACGACCTTTAGAAGGTGCTGCTTTAAAGTAATACCAGGTAGTTACGTCTACTTCGTAGTAGTTATAGTACGTTCCATCACGGAAGATAACTGTTAGGGTACCTTTACGATTATTTTCTCCGGTACCCGGTCTATAGCCCGCTGCAACAGTTCTAGGTCTTTTAGGGTTTATTGTTTGTGTAGGAAGAACTGTAATTGGAGCTGCTTCTTGTACGTGATCTCTAGGATCTTCCGCACGGTTTATATACTGAGTTTGACCGGTGTAATAGGTTCCAGCAGTTACATCAAACCCAAAAGCAGCAGCTAAATTTGCATCATCAGTAAAAAGAGCCTTGCTCTCAATAAATTGGCCACCCCTAGCAAATTCACCAACTGAAGATGCCATAGGCAAAGAGTTAAGTACACTCTCATTTTTAACTTGAGGAATGCCGCTTTTCCATCGGGCATTAGCAAGTTCAATTGCCGCCTCTTCTTCAATGCGATATTGCCCTAGACGAGGGTCTAGTGCTTGTGCGGCTTGAAGGCGTATTTCTTCTTTAGACATTGTGTCATAGTTATAAACTTTAGCCACAACACTCCTTAAACAAATAAACCGTGCTACCAGTTTATCGGCAGCACGGTTTATTTATGGGGTTAATTAGCTAGCAGCTGCGTATGCAACAATAGTAATTGCGTCGTCAACCTCAACCTCGTTAGCGCCTGCGGCAACTGACTGAGTCTTGATAGTTCCAGCAAGGCCATTGATAGTAGCAGTAGCGTTTACACCAGTGGTGTCTGCTACGGTGAAGCCGGTACCAGCAATGGTGATGTTGCCTGAAGCAGCAGCGGTTACAGTCCAGGTACCAAGTGCGTATGCAGGTAGGTTAACTGGGCTGCTACCAGCAGGAGTACCAGCGCCGATAACGACCTTGGTGCCAACTGGGTAAGCAGTGCTTGCTGAAGTGGTGTATACAACCGCAACAGTAGCCGAGGTGGCGTTGAAGCGAGTGATGTCCTTCTTAGCGTTAGTAGCAGCAGTTCCAGCAGTAACTACAAGACCTGCATCCTCAAGGATGTCGGTTGCGTTAGCAGTGGTCTGACCAATTACTGAAGGAACTACAATGTAGCCAGCACCTTCTTCGCCTTCTTCGCCTGGGTTGTATAGCGGGTAGCCGTTCCAACCTTCGTAAGCGATTGAGTGGTTGTCTAGGTCAGGGTCTAGTAGACCGCCGCCGTTTTCTTCACGGTCGTCGTTTGGCTGCATAGGGAAGTTCCCCCACACAAAGTCAACGACGACGTTACCTGCGTCATCGACCAGGTTTCCGTTTTCATTAGTTGCCATGATTTTCTTTCTCTAGAGTTATTTGGATCTTTCCCGTGCACGGGGAAAACTATTCGTCATCTTCACAGTCATGGTCGTCCAGTTCATCCTCATAGACAACTTCTCCGCAGTCTCTACAACGAAACATGCGGACATTATCTAGAGCTTCATGTAACGAGTCCGGCTGTTCATGATCATAAACCACCTTAGTCTGCGCTAAGATTTCTGGTGGAAATGGCCCACGAGGCCTTGAGTAGCCTTGAGGGACTGCATGTCCCTGTATGGCAAACTTCCTAATGAGAGTCATTATTCAGTCGTTTCAGGGCTTTCTAGGGGTGTTTCTGAGGGTGTTTCTACTACTGGGTCTGGTTTCTTCTTTGAAGGCTTTTCTACCGGGATCAAAAGATCTTTTTTAGTTGACTTCAAAAAGTTAGGAAGGTGTATTTCACAGTACTTCTGATCAAACTCAAGCGTGACTTTATACACATATTTAGCGTCATTAGCGCAGTTACTGCATTTAGACATATTGGGCTCCTTTAGTCATATAAAAAGAGTGCCAAACTTTTGCATAAATAGAAGGCTAAACCCTAACCTTCATCAATAAACCTGCGTACACTGTCGTTCTTAGCCTGTTCTAATTTTTCAGGCAAACCGGGGGTAACAATTGGGCCGTTTAGTTTATACGAGAAAGGCGTCTTAATTTGACTAGGAGTGTTATACACCGGTGCCTTTGGCATAGATGGGGTCTTAGGCGCTCTGCCTGCTTTTTCACCAAAGCCCTCAGTTTGCAAAACACCTAGTGGATAATTTTTAATTAGGTTATAGGTTTTTTCTGCACCATAACCCTTTTCCATCTTTTCACGTGTTTTATGTAGATCATTCAATGCGCTCATTGCGTTAGCAGAGTAGTCTAGTTCTCCTGAAGGCAATGTGTGACGGGTTGCTAGAGACTCATGCTGGCTAATGTACTCTCTCAACAATTGACGGTGTCCGGTAGGAGCGTCCTGCCAAGCAGTTGGATCAACTTTTTCAGGAGTGTCTGCTGCCAGTCCTCCAAGAAGATGGCTGAAGTCTAGCCCTGCCATGTCTGTAGACATTGGCTTTAGAGAGGCTTTTAGTGACATAACGTGAGAGCTAATTGCTTTAGCAGCGTCCCTAAGCTCGTTGTACCTGTTTACTTTTGCAGTGTACTCAGGGCTATCATTTGGTCCCTGAAGGTACTCTTCACCTCTTGCTTTAGAGGGAAGACCAATTTGGGATTCCATCATAGCTTTACGAATATCTGCGTGATGTTGAAG